AGGGCCGCCCCCTCGGTACGGGATGTGAAGTCTGTGGCGGGCACACATGCGAGCGCCCGACAGGGGGGCTCAAGATCCCGACACGGGAAGGAATCACGCGATGCCTGGCCCCCCACCTAAGCGATCATCCCAGCGCCGCCGGCGCAACAAGACCGCTCCCACGACCAAGGCCATCGCCGCGCGTGAGGTCCTCGGTCCGAAACTGACCGGCCGTCATTCGGCGGCAGCTCGTCGCTTCTGGGAAGCGCTTCGCCGTTCGGGTCAGGCGCAGTTCTTCGAGCCGTCCGACTGGGCGGCCGCCGAGCTGGTCGTCGCCGCGATCGACACGTTCATCAAGAAGCCCTCGGCGATGATGCTCGCGTCGATCAACTCGGCGATGTCGAATCTGCTGGTGACCGAGGGCGACCGCCGGCGTGTTCGTCTCGAACTTGAGCGGCCCGACGAGACGCAGCCCGACGATGCGTCGGAGATCGCGAAGCTCGATGAGTACCGGCGACGCATCCGGTCCTCTTGACCGGCTGGTCACGCTGCCCGAGGGCGAGCCCGAGCTCACCCTCGGCTATGTGGTGGCGAGCTGGATGGAGGAATGGCTCGTCCAGCCCAACGGTCCGAAGGCCGGCCAGCCGTTCCGGTTGACGGATTCGCAGCTGAGGTTCCTCGTCTGGTGGTATTCGCTGGACGCGACCGGTCAGTGGTTGTTCTCTCACGCCGCTCGCCGGCTGGCGAAGGGCAGCGGCAAGTCGCCGTTCGCTGCGGCGGTGGCGCTCGCCGAGTTCTGCGGGCCGGTGCGGTTGAAGGACTTCGACGCGAAGTGGCCGGGTGGTTGCGTCGGAAAGCCCGTCGACATGCCTCTCGTCCAGATCGCCGCAACGGCTGAATCGCAAACGGCGAACACGATGCGGATGATCCGCGCGTTCGCGCCGAAGCGTTCACGCCTCGTCGAGGAGTACCGGATCGACGTCGGAAAGACCCAGTTCTACAAGCTCCCCGAGGGCACGCTCGAGGTCCTCACCAAGTCTTCGACCGCCGCCGAAGGCGCGGAGTCATCCTGCGTGATCGGGGACGAGACCGAGAATTGGAAGCCGAGCAATGGTGGCGTCGAGCTCGCGGCCACGCTCGAAGACAACCTCTCGAAGAGCGGCTCTCGCATGATCGAGACCAACAACGCTTGGATCCCCGGGCAAGAGACCGTCGCTGAGTCGACGTTCGACGCGTGGGTCCTTCAAGAGGAAGGGCGAACGCGCGGCGAGACCAAGATCTTGTACGACGCTCGTCTCGCACCGCCGGACACGGACCTGGCGGATCCCGATTCGTTGCGTTCTGCGCTTGAGTTCGTCTACGGCGACTGTTGGTGGCAGGACGTGCGTCCGATCATGGAGCGCATCTGGTCTCCGCGTTCGCGGCCTGATGATTCGAAGAGGAAGTACTTGAATTGGCCGACGGCTGCGCATGACGCTTGGGTGGCGTTGCAAGAGTGGACACGCAACGCTGATCCCACGATCAAGGTCGCGCCCGGCGAGGAGATCGGGTTGTTCTTCGACGGGTCGAAGTCGCGGGATGCTACGGCGCTGATTGGCTGCCGGCTCAGCGACGGGCACGTGTTCACCCTCGGCGTATGGGAGCCCGATCCGGCTCACGACTCTGAGACGACGGTCGACGCGGCGGATGTGGATCGTGTCGTCCGTCGAGCCTTCGACGAGTTCACCGTCGTCGCGTTCTTCGGGGACGTGAAAGAGTGGGAGTCGTTCACGTTGACGGAGTGGCCGTCACGATACGCCGATGATCTCGAGATCTGGGCGGCGCCCACGGCCAATCCACCGCAGGCGATCGCTTGGGATATGCGCAGCCACAAGGACGAGTTCGCGAAAGCCGCTGAGGTCTGTCACGCCGAGATCCTCGAGGGCGCGTTCACGCATGATGGGGATCCGCGTACAGCACGCCACGTTGGGAATGCGCGCCGGCGTCCCTATCGCGACATGGTCTCGATCGGCAAGGAGTCACCTGACTCGCCTCGCAAGATCGACGCTGCGGTGTGTGTGATCGGAGCTCGAATGGTCCGGCGTCTCGCGTTGGGTAAGTCGCGGAAGAAGCGCAAGCGCACGGGTGTCGTCTGGTAGGAGGGAAGCGTCGCATGCCGCCGATGAAGCCAAGCGATGCCGAGATCCTGCTGCGAACGTATCTGCCGGCTTGGCGGAAGAACCATGAGCACACCGAATGGGTGGACCGCTGGTATCGCGGCGCTCTCGACCCCGCCGACAAGCCGACGATCCCCAAGGCGACGACGAAAGAATACCGGGAGCTCCGCGACCGTTCACTCACGCCCTGGCTGCGCTACGTCGTCCGCTCGCTCGCGCAAGGGCTCTACGTCGAGGGCTACCGCCGCTCGGATCAGCCTGAGAATGCTGGCGCGTGGACGGTGTGGCAACGCAACGGAATGGACGCACGTCAGATTCCGATCCACCGGGGCGCCATGGCGCATGGCGTCAGCTACGTGACGGTCATCCCCGGTACTCCGTTCCCAGTCGTCCGCGGAGTGAGCGCCCGCAAGATGATGGCGTTCTACCAGGATCCAGCCGAAGACGAATGGCCGATGTATGCGTTGCGAGGCGAGCCGATCACCGGCAGCGACGGGAAACGCTACTGGCGGTTCCGGCTCTACGACGACCAAGCCATCTACACGCTCGACGCGAACGACGAGAACGGTGATGGACTGCGGTTCATCGACCACAAGCTGCATAACGCTGGCGAATGTCCCGTCGTGCGGTTCGCGAACGAGATCGACCTCGATGGTCGCACCGACGGCGAAGTTGAGCCGAACATCGAGCTCGCAGGGCGGATCGACCAGGACACGTTCGACCGTCTCGTGGTTCAACGCTTCGGCGCCTGGCTAGTTCGCTACATCGCCGGACTCGCGAAACCCGAAACCGATGAAGAGCGGCGCGCTCAGAAGATCCGCCTCAGCGTCGAAGACATCCTGATCGCCGAAGATCCAGACACCAAGTTCGGAACGCTGCCGGCGACGCCGCTGGACGGATACATCAAGGCTCGCGACTCGGACATCCGAGACCTCGCCGTCGTCACGCAGACGCCACCACAGGACCTGCTCGGGCAGATGATCAACTTGAGCGCCGAAGCTTTGGCGGCGGCCGAGGCCGGCCGGACGCGCAAATGGCAGGAACGTAAGCACACGTTCGGCGAATCTCACGAGCAGGTCATGCGCTTCTCCGCGCACCTGATGGGAGACTCCGAAGGCGCGGCGGACTTCTCGGCGCAGGTCGCCTGGCGTGACATGGAGAGCCGTTCGCTCGCTCAAGCAGCGGACGCGCTCGGCAAGCTCGCGTCGATGCTCAACGTGCCGGCCGAGATCTTGTGGGAGAAGATCCCTGGGTTCACGCAGCAGGATGTTGAGCGAGCGAAGGAAGTGTTGCGCTCCTCCGGTGGGATCGAAGGGCTGCTGCGAGAGTTGAGCGAAGGCCAGCAGCCGGCCGCGGTCTGATGGCGTTGACGGCTGAGGGTAGACGACTCACTGAAGCGCACCGGCTGGCTCAGGCTCGGATCGGAGCGCGAACGGTGCGGCAGATGCTCGCCGCCTGGAGCCTTCTCGATCCGCGGGATCTCGATCGGACGCTCGCGCGCTGGTTGCGCGTCGTCCTTCCGCTCATCGGAGCGCAGCGGCTCAGTTCAACGCAGCTGGCGGCAAGCTACCTTGTCGGGTTCCGCGCGATCGAGGTCGGACCCGGCACGTTCGCTCCCAGGCTCGCTGGAGGCGCGAACGCTAAGGCGCTCATCACGTCGCTGACGGTCACTGGGCCAGTGTCGGTGAAGATGGCCAGAGCGCGCGGCGAAACGCTCGAGCGAGCATTCGGGTTGGGTCAGTCGATGTCGGCGCGAGCAGGATTGCGGTTCGCGCTTGACGGTGGGCGTGAAACGTTGCTGGAGTCTGTGCGAGCGGACTCTCGTGCGCTTGGATGGGCTCGCGCGACATCAGGGAACCCCTGCGCATTCTGCGCCATGCTGGCCAGCCGTGGTGGCGTCTATGGCAGCGAAGACACAGCCGGGTTCCAATCACACGATGGATGCCAGTGCGGCGCTGAACCGATCTATGGGACGGATGCTGGACTGCCGCCCGGCGCAGACCAGTACCGAGAGCTGTGGGATCAGACGGGCTCGCTTGCCGAGTTCCGCGCCGCCTACGACGCAGCTCGCAGCTGAATCACTCCGATCGCCGACAGGGCGATCGCAAACCCGACACGGGAGGTCATGCGATGCCGACCAAGCCGACTCCGAAGCCCGACGACAAGCCGGACCCGGACCCCAAGCCCGACGACAAGCCCGATCCCGATCCCGACGACAAGCCGGACCCGGATCCGAAAGATGAGGTCGCCAAATGGAAGGCGATGGCTCGCAAGCATGAACAGCAGTCCAAGGCCAACGCGAAGGCGGCTGAGAAGCTCAAGGAACTCGAGGATGCCGGCAAGTCCGAGATCGAGAAGGCCACTGCTGCGGCCGCTGAGGCGCACAAGCGCGCTGAGGAAGCTGAACTCAAAGCCATCCGGCTTGAGGTCGCGGCCGAGAAGGGTCTGACGCCGGCGCAAGCCAAGCGTCTGGTCGGCGCCACCAAAGAAGAGCTCGACGCCGACGCCGATGAGCTGCTGGAAGAGTTCGGCGGGCCCTCCGACGACGGCAAGAAACCGCCGGCTCGCAAGCCAAGCGAACGGCTCAAGGGCGGCACAGCCGACGAAGACGAACCCCCCGAGCTCGACACCGACAAGGTGCTCGCCAAGATCCCACGTTTGTAGCCCAGCGTCAGCTCAACTTGAGGGCGGCGCTCCGACCCAAGGAGGAACCACATGCCCGTCTCGACCATCAAGGCTGAGAAAGTCGTCGAGACCGCCCTCGCCCTATTGGAGCGGGAGGTCATCCTGCCCATGCTCGTTTGGCGCGACGCCGTCGGCGACTTTCGTGGAGCGAAGAACGACACGATCTCGATCCGGCTGCCGTCCTACACGAGCGCTCGGAAGAACGCTCTGCGATCGGGAGACGTCCGCGTTCGTGATTCGCTGGCCGAGCGGAAAGTCGATGTGACGCTCGACACGCGTCTCTACAAGGACATCGAGGTCACCGACGAGAACTTCACCCTCGACATCCTCGACTTCACCAAGCAGGTGATGAGCCCCTGCCTGCGTTCGATCGTGCGAGGCTACGAGGACGAGGTTGGCGAGCTCATGTCCGGAGCCACCTACGCGACCGAGCTCGTGCTCGACGAAGCCAACCCGTACAAGACGTTCGTGGCCGCACGCAAGGCGCTCAACAACGCCTCCGTGCCTCAGGCCAACCGGGCGCTCGTCGTCGGCTCCGACATCGAGGAGTTCGTGCTCAACGCCACCACCTGGGTCGCGAACCTCGCGGCCTCAGGGGATCCCTCGGCGTTGCGTGACGCTGAGACGGGCCGCATCGCCGGGTTCAAGGTGGTCGTGTCCAACGCGATCGCCCCCGACGAGGCTTACGCCTTCCACCAGACGGCGTATGCGCTCTCGACGCGGGCTCCGATGGTCCCGGCGGGCGCGCC